TACTGTTTTCTCATACTTGTTTGCAAACGGTATCCATTTTTTATACATAAATCTCTGCATAAAAATTCTAATCTCTATATTCTTACCATAAAAAACATTTTCGTTTTCAGGTAAAGATAACTCAAAGTGTCCTGCTTCCATCACTTCTTCTTGCATCTTCTTACCATTGACTTTTGTTTGTTTGGTAATTGGTTGATTGACAATACGTAATCTTGGTAGCTTTACTGATGTAGAACCACCACCCTCTTTATCAAGAGATACACCCATAGCTTTTGCCATAACTGCATAGTTGTCATTGTCTATACTTTTAATTGATATTTCATTCATAATATATTTTCTCCTTTGTTAAATGGTTCGTAGTTATATCATATAACTTCTTGCATGTCAAGCCAATTATTTCCTAATTTAGCTTCTAAAACTAATGGTACATTTAATGTAATGTCAAAGTTGTTATTTATCAAGTCTGTCATACTATTATTTGTCTCCTTTATTATGTTTAATACGTAATCTATCTCTTCAGGATGTACGTCAACTACTATTGAATCGTGTACTGTATTTACCACACATGACCTATAGTTGTCAAGTCTTTTATCTATATCCATTAAAATTAATGGTACAATATCGGCTGTCGCAAATGACTGCACAGGAAAGTTCTTAATCTGTGTAAAGTATGTAACCTTACCATTTGGAAGTCTTTTTACTTTTGGAAATGCAAACTCTCTTCCTGACGGTGTTGATATTTTACCTGTGCTTACAGCTTCTTTAGCCAATTCGGTATGCCATAGTGCAATTCCTTCGTACTTTTCTGTAAACTGTTTGTAGTATGTTGCTTCTGCATTTGTTCTTCCAAACCCTGTTGCTCCGTAGAGTGGTGCAAACGTATGTGCTTTTGCTTCCTGCCTACTAATTTTTTGACCACCATCAGTAATAATCTTGGCAGTATAACTATGTACGTCAAAGCCATCTTCTATCTCCTTCATTGCTACTTTATCCTGTGACAAATATGCAGCAGTTCTAAACTCTAATTGTGCAAAGTCTGCTTCCATAATCTTGCCACCTTCCCATCTAGATACAAATACTTTCTTTACAGGAAATGTACCACCTCTAGGCATGTTCTGCATGTTAGGGTCTGCTCCACTAAATCTACCTGTTGCAGTTCTATGTTGTAGTAATCTAACATGCAACTTGCCATCTGACTTAATATGTGTCTGTATGCCCTCTACAAAAGAAGATAGGTATGTTTCTAAAGCAGACAACCTTTTTAAGTCACCTAAAAAGTCTACAGTATCTGACATATTGTTTTGTCTAGCAATATTCTGAACCATATCTAAATTACTTTTACTTACACCAAAACCGTTTGCTGTGACCCATTTTGCTGTGGGTGGTGAGAAACGTAGACCTGCAACTTTGTTTGTTGAAACAAATAAATAACCTTGTGCATTACAATGGGTGCATTTAGTCTCTCTTGCAAATGGTGTACCATCTCTTTTAGTCTTTCTAATCTTACCATACCCATGACACATTGGACATTTTTTAGCTACAGTTTTATAAACTATACTAGAGTTTTCTTTTACAGTTTTCTTAAACTCATCTCTCTCCATATAAGGTGTAAAGTTATTTGCCCACATAGGCTTGTCAAGTGGCTTTCTACTAAATATTACCCACGACATCTGTTCAGGACTATTTAAATTAATAGGCATATCACCCATAAGTGTTCTTACTTTATCCTGTAACTTTTTAGTTATCATATTCTTCTCTTGTAGAAACTCATCTTTAACTTTATCTAATGCTTCTACATCAACTGAAAAACCTCTCTGATATATTCTAGCAAGTGTAATAGATATTTTATTTGTAAACTCTATAGTTTTTTGTATACCATTATTTGATTTACCTATTGAATCAATCTGCTTATCATATAACTGTTTAGTTGCCCATACATCAGCAGATAGATAGTGTGATAGTTCTGCATGTGGTATCTCATCTACATTATAACCTTTGCTAAAATAATCTTTTAATGTATTTTCTTTTTGTGTATCTAGTCTATGTCTCATTGCACATGCTTGAAGTGTGAGTGGTTCTTTGATACCTCTCTGTAAAATATATTCAGCTAACATAGTATCGTATACATTACCATTATATTCAAAACCACACTCCCATAACCAAAGTAATTCATGTACAACATTGTGACAAACTAAAAGTGTTGTTTTATTTAATATACTTTGTATCTCTGCATGGTAAGAAACATTTACGTCATCTGTTCTGTATAAATACTCTCGACCATTTACAATAAAGCCAACCATTACAAGTTTATTGTCAGGTTCAAATGGGTCAAGATGTGTTTTACCATCTCTCTTTGTAACATTGTTTTCTACATCAAGTATCACTTGCATTAGCATTTCTCCTTTTTTCTTTTTCAATGAAATACAACTTTCTTTGTTCTTCTCTTTCTTTAATACGTTCTAACTCTTCCTTATTGTATTTATTTAAATATTTTGTAACAAAATCTTCTACTCCTTTAGAATGATAATGTATTTTATTACTTTTGTGTTTAGGTGACCATCTCCCTGTACTCCAATAATATACATAATCTTTGCCTGTTTTATTCTTTATAATAAAAACATTACCACCTTCCTTAAATTTATAAGGTATATCGTTATTCTCAAAATAAGAACAGACAAAATCAAAATCATCATCTGTATCTCTTCTAAAAATAGCTTCACCTTTACTATTTGTTCTTACATATTCCCATTCACTATTACTCATGATTCATACCTTGCTGTTTTATAATCAAATTGACTATGCACTATACCATGCCACCCTGTCAACTTATTTTTTACTAAATTTAAATGTCGCATAGAATCCTCTTCATCCTGTCCTTCAACAGGTGGGTTCTTTGCAATCAATATCATCAGGTCAGCTTCTGCAGCTTTTCCTGTCCTAGACCCTTCCATCATAGCTTGATTTAATACAACCTTATTCTCTGCTTCTGCAGACAGTTGAGACATATAAAAGATTGCACAGTTATACATCTTGGCAATCTGTCTTGCATGTATAGCATTTGCTTTCAATGCTTCATCCAATCTAGCAAAGCCACCTGTTTTAGCAAACTTATCACCCATGTCTAATACAACTACGTCAGGTTCTACAGCCTTACATACTGACTCTACCCATGCCATATCTTTACCTGTTGCATCTTTAATCAATAAATTTTCTTTTACAGGTGCAAACAAATCTCTAGCCTTACTAGGATTTTCTTTTATCTCCCATTTATCCATACCTGTTGCAGATGTAAGATACCTCATACCAACTCTATGACTACCTTCTTCGTTACATAGTATCATACATTTAGCACCTTGTCTTGCAAATCCATTGACTCCTGCAATAAGACTTGCATGAAAAGATGTCTTGCCTGTATTGGGTCTTGCACCAACTTCAATAAGATGTCCTGCATTGATGCCACCAATCTTACGAGCAAGTGACTCAATATTAAATGTCCATCTTGCTTCAAGGTCATTCATTGATAATAATGTATCGACATCTATGTCATCCCATGTGACATTGATGTTAGGTATAAGGTTCTCAGAATAAGTCTCAAGTACATTTCTAATGGGTTCAAGTGTGGAAAGACTACCATTAACATAGTCAAAGCCAATGTTAGCAATATCTTCCCCAACAACTTGCTGAAATAGTTTAGATAATACCTCTTGTGCAACATCTTCTCCCATTGTTTTCTCTTTCTTAATCTGATTAAACAGACCTTCAAATGCATTCTTTTGTGCAGTTGTCATAGATGGGTTTCCTGATACAAACAGAGCATGTATCTCATCAGGTGTAACTGACCTTTCATACTTTTGCATAGCAATATCTAATGCTTGTTTTATCTTACGAACATCTTTGCTAAACAATCTGTCAGGACACTTTGCTCCTCTGTGATTATCATAAAAATCTTTCTCCATTAAACTACGTATAAGTGCTAATTCCATGTTGGTTCTCCTTTTGGGGTTAATAGGTTTAAGTTTATTAAATCTTCTTCTTTACGATATTTTAAGTCATCTGTCAATCGTAAAACTTTTACTGTGTTTACATGCCCTCGTAATTCTTTTGCAAACTGCATAGTCTTGGGTAGGGCATCAGGGTCTAGTGCTATTATTGTTGTCGAGAATTGTGAGAGATACCGTTTGTGAATATCAGTAAGTGTCGTACCCAACACAGCTACCCCAACGTATACTTCACTTCCAATACATAAGGCACTCAAACAATCCTCAACAACGACTGCCACACTACCACATCCAAAGGTAAATGGCAACCCACTACTACCATATTTTCTCCACTTTGGTAATCTCTTACCTAGTGACCTTCCTATGGCATCTACTGTCTTGCCGTTCTGATGTATAGGAAACACAACTCTGTTTTCTTTTACATCATGGAAGAACTCAACAGTATTACTATCTATATTCCTATCATAAAACCATTTAAGAATATAGTTATCATTAGACTGTACAACATATTCAGGTAAGACAAACTCATTGTCCTTTTTAAAATCCTGTACAGACTTTATCTCATCTACAGACATCCTCTTTCTTGTAGTTCCCTTAATATTACAGGATGCCTTGTAACAATTCCAAACGAGTGAACCCATGTTATTCGTAATCGTAAATGTATTATACCCACCACATGTAGGACAGTTCATTCTCTTTGTTTCTCCTACAGTAATATGTATATCATTAATAATATCATGTATATTATATATCATTTATATGTTCCTTTTGTTTGGGCATTTGAATGCTTTTACCATGAATTTTAGTGGTTGTCAACATATTTTTTTCTTTCTTTTAGTGCAGAGTTAGCACTAGCATATGTATTTTTCATGTATGGCTTAACACTATTAGGGTTAGCATGACCTGTGACAGACATAATCTGACCCATAGGTACACCTGCTTCAACCATCTCTGTCGTTCCTGTACGTCTAAAGTCCATTAACCATAGGTTATCAGGTAGTTCTGCCTTTCTCATTATACGTTTAGCCACCTGTGATATACGTTCTATGTTGTATGGCACATATTCACCACTTCTATCTCTTGTATATGGTGCTACATACTTCTGAAAGCCAAAATCTTTCTCCTGTTCCACCAACATGTCAAGTAAATCTTCTTCAATAGGTAAACAAACTATAGAACGTCTTTTAGACTGTTGCAAATTTAACACACCTTTATTAAAATCTATGTTAGACCACTCTAATAAACGCATGTCACCTATCCTCTGACACCATTCGTATGCCATTTGTGCTATCAATCCGACATTTCTATATTCAAAATCGTCATATGCCACATCAAGAAATTTACGCATCTGTTCCTGTGTCCACACGACAGTTCTTTTATGTGTAGATTTCATTTTAAATGTCATAAATGGATTCGTTTCAGCATATCCCATTTCTGTACCAAAAGAATACATTTTTTTGACTACGGCACAGATGTGGTTTGCCATAGATATGCCACGATTAAGCCACAGTTCATATAA